ATTGTTAACTCTAAAACTGGAGCACTAGGCACAGGCACTGTAGTTCCAGCTGCTGCTAAAAATGATAACTTAGACAGTTTGATTGCAAGAGGTCAACAACATTCAATCAATTTTACAGGTCATTCAATTGCAACTGATGGTGCATATGGTCCTAAGACTCGAGCAAATATTGCTAGATGCTTCCAACATGCTATTAATTTGGACTATGGCAAAAACTTAAAAGTTGATGGTGCTTTTGGCAAAAATAGTAAAGCCGCATTAGGAAAACATTATGTCAAACGTAAAGAAACTCAATATCTTGTTACAGCGGTAGAAATTGCATTAATGTGTAGAGGATATGATCCATCTGGTGTTGAATGTCCAGGTAAATTTGGAAGCGGATTAGAAGCTGCAGTAAAACAATTCCAATCAGACAGAGGGTTAAAAATTGATGGAATTGCAGGAAGAAACACTATTTTGAAATTAATGGGTGTTTAGAATGAAAAAATTAAAGATTATTATCATTATATTGCTTTTATTGATTATTTGTTTACGTGCTAAAAATACTCAATATCATTTTCAAATCATAGAAAAAGATAATCAAATCGAGAAATTAAAACAAGAAAATTTGAAATATCAATATCAAATCGAAAAGTTGAATGAGCAATGGGGAGTTTACAGCAAATAATTAAGTAGTATAATCAAATGTGTAAAATTTAATTGTATTATAGCTAATCTATACTTTAGTTAAATAATTCGACGTCAAGAAACAATTGAATATTTTACATTAAAAAAAGCCTACTCAATCAAGAGTAGGTTTTTTATTTATTCAGCATTATTATCAAAGTAAATTTCTTGATTTTGTTCTTTCAGTTTTTCAATTTCGTTATGTAAATCTTCATTTGATGGATTTAACGGCTTCCTATTTTTAATTTCTTTTGTAATATGATCTTTCAATTGAAAAAATTTTTCATCATTTTTTCTTGATTCTTTAACAGAATCCGCCATATTAAAAAGTGAAATACCAAATGCAACAATTGATAATCCACTAACAACATAATTAGAATCTTTTGGGTCAGTCTTTATGTAACCAATCATCATAGCAAGTCCTAATAAAGAAAATACAAGTCCTAATATAAATAGAATTATTTCATAAATTGTACTTAATTTTTTTTGGCAAGGTTCGATTTTCTTACAAAAAAAATTTTTTAAAATTGAAACAATTTTACATAATACAATGAGTATAGCAATAATTATTATGACTATAATAGAATATTTAAATATTTTTGCATTCATTTGAAAAACCTTTCTTATATTTTCTCGTTCAACGAATACCACACTTTAAGCGGTATTCCTTTTTCTTTTACAATAAATTCAATATTTTCTAGTTCTTTTATATTATGTAGTTCTTTGTACATCAGTAATCTAATAGCAAATTCATTTGCTTCTCTTTCTAAACGAGTTTTATAGACTCGCCTTAGAAAATTAAAACTGATGTTTTCATCATAATGCAGGACGTAGTGTCCTAACTCGTGTGCTATAAGAAAATTTTCATACGCACAATCTAAATCACTTCTTACAAATATGTAGCCTTTAGAATCAACAATCATCAGTCTTGAATCTAAAGTTTTTGCTTTGAAATCTTGGTATTCAATTGAAATATCAAGATGATCTACAAGCTCTTTAATGTTTGAAGTATTATATTTTTTAATTAAATCTTTGACTTTATATTCTATATTCATTCATAAGCACACTCCTTTAAATAATAATTATTTAAATAATAATTATTTGTGCTTTCTAGAAATAATACAAAATATATCAATTATATCGTTTGTCATTTCCATAATTTCTTCATCTGACATAGATTCTAAATCATAACCGCCGAAATCGGCAACCATTTCTTGTTTTAGAATAAAACTTAATGCTTCTTGAGGAGTAGCAAATGATTGATACTCTTGATCAAATTTGTTACCTTTAACGAATCCTGAAACCTCTAAAAGATATTCCAAAGAAACATGTAGTGCTTTACTAATTTCATTAAGTGTTTCTATAGTTGGTGAAACTGGTTTACCTGTAGAAGGATTACAACCTGTTTCTAATTTTTTTAGATATGTATGACTAATACCTAGTAGTTCAGAAAACTCTCTTAAACTCATATTTCTTTTTTCTCTTTCTTCATGTAAATATTTTCCTAGTGTATTCTCCATGAGGTACACCTCCTTATATATTAAGTGTAAACCACAGTTGACACCAATACAAATAAAAGTTTACAAATCTATGTTATACATAGTTGACAATATATGTTATCTATAATAAACTAAAGTTGTGGAAACAATAGATTACACAAAAGGAGGTGCCAAAATGAATAAAATCAGAGAATTTCGCGAGAAACAAAATATGACACAACAAGAATTATCTGAAAAATCAGGTATTAGTAGAGCATATATCTCTCAATTGGAGAATAACAATTCTTTAATTGTTAAAAGCTCTACAATGTTAGCTATTGCTAGTGCATTAAAAAAACCGGTAGGATCTATTTTTTTTAAGTAAAACGGAAACTATATGTAACACATTTGTGTTTACATCTATCAAGCACAAACATATTTTAACTGTTATTTAATAAAGTTTCCTAAAAAGACACTCTATTAAATACAAACATTTGGAGTTTAAAGAAAGGAGAAAAAAACTATGGATGAAACAAGAGAACAATATCTAGAAAGAATTATTAATGGTTCAACAGCTTACATCAATGTCAAAGAAAGAAGAAAAGAAAAAACAACAGAACAAATCATTAATGATTACGTTGGTGTTCTAAATCAAATTTTAGAAATTCTAAACATGGAAACTTTAGAAGATGAAGAACTTCATTATGTAAAACATTCATTAAGAAAAAGGTTTGAAGGTTCTATCTTACTTGGAATTTAGGAAAGGAGAGGTAATCATGGCAAGAGAACTATATGGTCCATTGTTTTCAGTAAAGAAAGCAGCATCCTATTTAGGAATTGGAATTAACAGAACGTATGCCTTGGTTAAAAGTAATAAGCTAAGACATATTCCAGATAAGAACGGTTCTTTGATTGCTAAAAGTGTTCTTGATGATTATATCGAAGAACAGTACAAAAAAGCTCTTAGTTAAAACAATTAAATAAATTACTGATCATCCAGGAGCCAATCTCAACTCCTGAACAAATAAAAAAGTCATATAAATCATAAAGATGGTCCTAATATTGTGAAATTAATCATTTTAAATAACACGAGGTTGGTTCCTTGGTGGTCAGTAATGGAAAGGAAAAGAAAATTTATGAGTAAAAATTCATTAATTATCATCTGTTGTATTTTGTTTGTTGTCATTGCTGTTTTAATCCACATGTTAAAGGAATTCAAATGGTATCAAAAATCCTACTATGAATTGGCAAATAAGATTGCCAAAGATAGAAGAGATAGAAAAATGCTGGTTCGTGCGGATAGAGAAATGATCAAGAGTGAAATAGATAAAAAATTTCTAGCAATTCTTAGAATTTCTCAAAGAGAGGATTATCCAAGAAATCGTTTTGAATTGGGCTATGAATCAGGAAGATTTGAAGTAGAAGTTAAAAACTTATTTCTATCAGGTGGCCTTACAACACATGAGGAAAAGTTTCTTAAAAAATGTGAGTACATTGCAATGTTTGAAGTGAACGAAAAGGAGGTGTGATTTATGAAATTATCAGCAAGAGGTTTGGCCACGATTATTGTTATCGGTTGTTTTATCGCTAACTGTTTAGCAATCATAGTCAGGAGTATATAAAAAAGGTGCCTATATCTAGGCACACAACATAGCAAATAAATTTTAAGTCATTAAAGGAGAAAATGCAATATGAAAGTCAAAAAAAGAACATATTTTCTTATTTCAATATTAGTGATGTTTTGTATCATCGCTCCAATTTGTTATTACCAAAACAAGTTGGATGCTTATGAAACAAAAATTCAACAACAAAAGGGAAAGATTTCTCTTTTGGAAGATTATTACAGTGATGCTTTATCTGATAAGAATCGCTTTGAAGATTTATATGACAGTGTTCAAGAGGATAACAAGTATCTCATAGCTCAATTAGAAGAGCTTCAAAAATGAAGAGCTCTTGGCCAATTTACTGTTACTTACTATTGGCCTGGAGAAGATATTTACGGTCGTTTAACTTCTACAGGTGCTATTGCTGAAGAAGGAAGAACTATTGCGGTAGATCCTTCAATCATTCCATATGGTTCTATAGTCTTGATTAATGGCAATGAATATGTAGCTCAAGACTGTGGAGGAGCTATCAAAGGAAACAAGATAGATATCTTCGTTGACAGTCCAAAAACGCAAAAGTACACAGTAGAAATCTATATAAAAAGAGAGGAATAAAATATGACAAAAAAAGATTTAGAAGACATCATCCAAACCGCAAAAGCTGCAGGTGCAGATGTCAAGGTTGTTCAAATTGGTTCAACTGAAAAGGAAACAGATGAAAGACCAGCAGTACCATTACTTAAATTAGAATTAAGCATCAAGAAAGATGGAGATGCACTTTCGGTATTAGCTGATGCTGATTGGAACATCTTAGGAAGTCTTTTCTTAGAAATGGCTCCAATCAATATTGACATTGAAAAGGTCAAAGAAATGTTTACACCGGCTAAAAATGCTTTCATGCATTGCAGAAATGAATTGGATAACTATATCCAAGAACAATTTAAAGGAGCTTTAGAGGATGAAAAAGAAAGAATTAGAAGAAAGAGTTGCTGATTTAGAGAGTTCAATCATTTGCATGGAATGTAAGGATCATCTAGACAGTGATGATTATCTTCAACTTGGTTATCTCAATCAGGAATTAGCAAGTGCTAAAAAGGATCTAGAAAATGGAAACTACGAACTATGAGGAGTTCTTTCCTAATTGTAATGTCGATTATGTCAAAGACAAAAAACATTGGCATCAATTAAGAGGAAAAGGAATTGGTGGTTCTGATGCAGGAATTGTAATGAACGTAAACAATTACAAAACACCTTATGAATTGTGGGAGGAAAAGACAGGTGTTAAAAAGCCTGTATTTCAAACGAGTGAAGCAATCGAAAAAGGGAATGCATTAGAACCTGTCCTTATTGAATTGTTCGGTGTGCTCTATAAAAACAAGTTTGAATTAGTTGATACGAAAGATATCAGTCTTTCAAATAAGAAGTATCCATTTCTTAGAGCAAATCTTGATGGAGCAATGATTGAAATTGCAACTAAAGAAAAATGGGGATTGGAAATCAAATCTACAACTATCCAAAATGGCGCAATGTTAAAAGAATGGGCCAATGATCACATTCCAATATGCTACTACTTCCAAGTTTTGCATTACATGATCACAACAGGTCTTAGACATTTTGTCCTATATGCCATTCTTGATATTCCTTGGGCAAATAACGGCGCAGGAAAACAAGAAACAAGAGTTGTTTATCTACACTATGATGATTTAGTGCTAGACGCTAAATATCTATTTAAAACGGAATTGTGGTATTGGAATTTAATTAAAACTAAAACACCACCCCCATTTTTAGAAAACAGAAACAAGGAATTAAAAGAAGTCAATTAGAAGGGAGAAGGAAAAAAATGAATGAGTTTCAAACAGGGCTACTCAATGAATTGGTAGCTGTAAAAATCACAACCAAAGAAGAATTTGATAAAGTTATCAACTTCCTATCAATCAACAACTGCTTTCTTGTGAATGGAGAACCAGTTGTCAAACTAACATATCCAGGAGATAAAGCATTTGTCATTTTAAAACAAGATAATGCAATCTTCTGGCAACCGGCTAACCAAGAACTTGATGAACGTTATAAAGTTGTCAACGTCATCGAATTCTTTAGACCAACTGAAGAAAAGGTTGTTGAAGCAAAAGCTGAAGTTATTGAAGAACACGTTGACATTGATGAAAAACACCTTTCATTAGAAGTTCAAAAAAGACCAGCAAATGAAGCGATTGTTTCAAATATTGATGAAATGGTCAAATTGATTCCAGCAATTGAAGCTAAGAAAGGTGTGGTTGTAGATGAAAAGAACTACAAAGATTTTGTTAAAGCTAAAACTGGAATGGTTCCATTATATCGTTCGTATGCTAAAAAATTAGAAACTGAAAGAAAAGCAGTCAAAAAAGCATACATTGAGCCTTATCAAGAATTTGAAGCAAAGGTAAATAAAGTTGTTAAAGCTTTAAATGATACTGCAAGTGTTGTGGCTGAAAATGTGGATGTATTTGTTCAAAAGCAAAAAGAAGCTCTTAGAAAAGAACGTCAAGCAGCTATTGATCAACTAAAAGAAGTATTGATTTCTAGAAAGATGATTTCAAAGAAATATGCTGATCAGTTCGTTTTTGATGAAAAATGGCTTAACGCTTCAACATCCAAAAAGAAATTTGAAGAACAAGTTGAAGCACAATTCAATGCTTTAATGGAAAAAGAAAAGAATGACAAATTAAACCTTGAAATGATTGAAAAAACAATCACCAATGCATGTCTTATCGCAAATGTTGATGAACAACTCATTTCAAGAGAAAAATATCAAGCTCTTTTGAATACTGAGGGATTACCAAAAGTAACCGAAATGATTACTGATGAAGTAGACAACATCAAAAAGCAATCACAAGCGGTTGCTCAACAAAAAGAAGCAGAACTTCAACATCAAAAGGAAGAGTTTGAAAAGAAACAAAAAGAAGCTGAACTTCAACACCAAAAAGAGTTGGAAGCAGTCAAAAAACAAGCTTCACAAACAGTTGAAAATCAACCTAAATACACACCAATCAAGCGTGGTGATGAAACGATTGCTAACGTAAATGATAAGTATATCGTTACTGAAATCAAGCAAACGCCTGAAAAGTTCCAAGGTAGAACATGGAAAAAAACGTTTGAGTTTGAAGGTGATTTAGCAGCACTTCAAATGCTCAATCGTTACATGGATGTAATTAAGAACATCAATCCAACATTCAATTTCGGTGAAGTGAAGCTAACTGAAAAAGAGCTCAGTGATCCTCGAACAGGAGTGGTCAATAAATATAACGTTAAAGAAATCAATTAAAGAAAGTTATGAGGTGAAATTATGAATAAGGTTTATTTAGATAAGGATGGAAAATTATTCGTTAATGGTCATGAAATTAAGGGAGTTATGTCTGTTTCATCAGAAACAGATTATCTAGGTACACAAATAGTTTTAAAGTTTGAAGGTGATTACAAATGCGATTTTATTTCATCAAGAAAAGGACATTCATTATCTGAACGTCCTAAGGAATAAACTTAGCGATAAAATCTGTAAGTTCTATCAAACCATTTTTAAATCTTTTTTCCATATAAATAATAGCATTATTTGTGAGAAGGAAGTCGCCACTTACCCACTCCTTAACAAAACCAATGGATTTTAATTCATCTAGAATGTCGCCAACATCTTCGATATTAAAATCTAAAATATATGGTTCTCGTTGCTCAAAGTTATTTTTAAATTGTTTTGATCTGTCTAACGAATAACCTTGAGCACGCCTTTCTAGAAATGTTTTATATGTAGAACATAAGAATTTATCAGCTAATTTTGTTAGCACTACTGACACTATTTCACCTCACTTTCGAGGTAAATTATAACACTAAACAAAAGGAGAATAATTAATATGGCAGTACAAAGTGTAATGCAACAAGCAACTAAAAATCCAGTAACAACTGGTATCAAAAAATTCAACAATTTAATCAATTCAAGCATCATGAGAACTAAAATCCATCAAATGGTTGGTGCAACTGATTCACAAGAATTTATCACATCAATTACAAGTGCGGTTAATACAAATCCTGCATTAGCTGAATGCGATCCACAAACAATCATCAGTGCAGCATTACTAGGGCAAAGTTTACATCTTAAACCTAGCCCTCAATTAGGCTATTTCTACATGGTCCCTTATAAAAACAAAAAAAAGAAATGTACAGAAGCACAATTCCAAATTGGTTATAAAGGATATCTTCAATTAGCAATCAGATCCAACGAATATGTTGATATTGATGCTATGGAAATTAGAGAAGGAGAATATAAAGGGCGCAATAAGTTAACTGGTAAGCCAGAGTTTGAATTTGTTCAAGATGATGATGTAAGAGAAAATCTGCCAGTAGTTGGTTACATGGCTTATTTTGAAATGAAAAATGGATATATCAAACGTTTATATTGGTCGAAAGAAAAAATGCTTAATCACGCTGATAAGTATTCACAAGCATTTTCTAAAGAAGCAACAACAGGACAATATCCTAAAGTTTCATTTGCTGATTATGAAGCTGGAAAATATGATCCTAAAACTGAATGGCAATATTCAAGCTTTTGGTATAAGAACTTTGATGAAATGGCCAAGAAAACAATGCTTCGTCAATTATTGTCAAAACATGCTTTATTATCAACTGAAGCGATTGAGAAAGCTGTCACTTCTGATAATGCAGTAATAGATGAAAACTTGAATCCTCATTTTGAAGATGAAAACATCATTGATGGAGTTGCAACTGAAAAAGAAACACCTCAAGCAATTGAAGCAAACACAGCTCCAACGATGCAAGATATCATCAAAGAAGAAAAACAAGCTGAAAAAGTTCCAGTTGATGACTTTGACCCAATGTCAATGTAGGAGGTAACAAGATGCAAGAAGAATACGTTATACTTCCTCGATCATTCACAAACACGAAAGCCTATAGAGATACATGCTCTCTGTGGACTTTCACTTATCTATTATTCAATTGTGATTATAGTGGGCATCTAGAATTGGATATTAGAAATCTAGACTTGCCAATCAGTGAAAATAAATTCAAAGCATCATTGAAGAAATTATATGATGAAGGACTGATTTATGGTGATACACAAGGAAATCATAGAGAAATCTATATAAGTGATTATCAAGAAAAGTATGTAGAATAAGAGGTTTAATCAATGG